TCAACGTGCGTATGAGATTTATGAATTCAATAGTACTTTAAAGTATGACGAACTTAAGGAAGCGTTCAATGATAATCCACAACCTGTTGTTGAATGGATTAGAGAGAATGGTAAGAAAGTCTATAGTGACTATGTTAAACAAGAAAGAAAGATGATTGTATGATGTATATTGGTACAAGCCTTGGTCGTTGTTTACTTAGCTTGATGGCAGGTGAAGTGTCCGCAGATGAGGTTATGTTCATTGTAACTCGCACATTGTGTCCTGACTATGAATCCTTTATGCAAGTAGTAGAACAATATCACGCAGAGGGCAATCCTCATGCTCTTAATCCTGCACAATATGGTTTAGGTGACTATGACTTTACTGAAGTAAAAAATCTAGCTACTAGATTATATTTCTCAGGTAGGATACATCAACCTAGAGTATTTGATTATGAAGGCAGAACATCCGGTCATTATTTCCACTATGATCATCCTGCTAAATTAGGTAATGGGTTGTGGATGCAAGTTGTCCCTACTAATGACAATAGTACGCCTGCTGTAGTAGAAGCCTACGAAAAATACAAGATGTTGGATAATTTAACCAAATGACAGAATATCAGATTAATCCTATTGGCTGGTTTAGCGAACGTGAATTAAAATACACACCCAAACACTTTGTTATATCTAAAACACGCTTAACTGATGAGGGTAAGATATGGATATTGAATAAACTTAAGGGAAGGTTTTCTATTACATATATAGATGATGATACAGATGACTTTCTTGTATTTTATACAATGGGAAATCCTGCATTTGAAGATCCAAAAGAAGCAATTTTTTATGAATTGACTTGGTCTTGATGCCCAAAAACATTACTACATAAAAAATAAGTGGTATAATAAAAAGATATTAAATATCTATAACACTCAAGGAGAATATTATGAGTTTTTTAAAACACGTCGGTAAACATGGTGATCGCAAGGTTGCAATCATATTCCGCGAAGTTCCAGGTGAACCACACATGTGTTTAGTAACATATACTGAAACACTTAACCAACATATCCATGACCCGCTTATCAAATGTATTGAAAGTGATATCGGACAACATGCAGAATCATTATCTGATGCGCTTAATCGCACATTGGGTATGGATGGTCAACCGATATTATTCACGTTACACCGTGAAGGTTTACTAAAGAAAGTACAAACAGAGAACATCGTTGTTACCCCCAATTCAAATACTAAAATTAAATTAAATGAACTTAATAAGATTTTAACTGAAATGAAACAAGGTGAAGATGCTGTTAAGCGTATGGCTGAATTAGATAAGAGCCGCGGCTTGCAGGATCCAGTTGATGTAGCACGTAGAGTACGTGAAAACAAAACACGTGATGCCAAAGTACCAGCAACAGTACCACTAACCGCATCTACAAATGACGCATTGGGAGACAATGTTATAGCAAATAACTTAAGACAACAGGCTCAGAAAATGGAAACAGAAGCAAAAGGCCTACTAGCCGAATCTGCACGATTAATGTCTGAAGCGGCATCAATGGATCCAGTCAAGCCGGTTGCAAAGAAAACAACTAAGGCAAAAAAAGCAAAAGTTAGTGCATAATGAGTCCAGAGTTCATTGAGAAATGGGAACATATTCTTGAGGATGTTGAGAAAAACAAAATACCAGTACAGTTTATCAAAAAACTAATTGTTAAACTTCAAGGTAAGCGACAACAAACTATTAATATTGAAAAATTCTTACAACAAGGATTAGAACCCGATCAAATAGAAGATGCAGTAAGTAGAAAACTTAATGAATTAGATGACCAAATTGTCAGTGTTGAGTTTATACTTAATGTGCAAAATATTGCCGACACGGTACAACCTGAAACAGATAGACTTTTAGGTAAACTTTAACAATCAAAAAGCCCTGATCATTCGGGGCTTTTCTCATTACATGATATAATATAACTATGAAACAATACTTAGATTTATTACAAGATATTTTAGATAACGGAGAACTTAAAGATGATAGAACTGGTGTTGGCACCTATAGTGTTTTTGGCCGTAATCTTCGCTTTGATTTGCGCCGAGGTTTTCCCGCCATCACTACTAAAAAACTTGCATGGAAGGCTTGCGTCGGTGAGCTTCTATGGTTTATTGAAGGCAGTAGTGATGAGCGTAGACTGGCAGAGATTACTCACGGTACATCAGAAGGAACGGTTACTATCTGGACACCAAATGCGCTTGCACCGTATTGGAAACCGAAAGCAAAGTTCGAAGGCGATCTCGGTCGTGTCTACGGAGTTCAATGGCGTCACTGGAACAAAGACACGGTTGAAAAAGACATGGGTCCAGCGCACAAAGGTGGCACAAGGCTTGCAGTAGATAGAACCGAAGTAGACCAATTGGCAAATCTCATTAAAGGATTAAATGAAGATCCTAATGGGCGCAGACACATATTAAGTGCCTGGAACGTGAGTGAGTTAGACCAAATGGCATTGCCCCCTTGTCACGTTATGAGTCAATTCTATGTCAACAAAAATAAAGAACTATCTTGCCATATGTATCAGCGTAGTGTTGATGTGTTCTTGGGTCTACCTTTTAACATTGCTTCTTATGCACTACTTACACATTTATTGGCACATCACTGTGGTCTAAAAGTAGGTGAGTTGATTATCAGTACAGGCGACACTCATATATATAAAGACCATGTTGAACAAGTCAAAGAACAATTAACACGTGAACCATATCCATTGCCTACATTGATGTTAAATACACAAAAGAATAACATCTTTGAAATGACAATACAAGATATACATTTAGAAAACTATATAAGTCATGGCCCAATCAAAGCAAACATGGCAGTCTGATACTGCTACAATAAACAAACCCAAATATAAAATTGGTATGGATAAAGATGGTAATGAAGTTATAACGACCAACTATCTAGTTCATACAATAAAGATGGGTGACGTTGAAGATCCTGATCTATTTGTAGCAGAACCAATATGGAAATGGCAACAAACAGAAGCCGGTCAATGGATAATGGAAAATGCAATAGATAGGCCTAGTTGGCATCGACACATAGATCATGCATCATATGGATATATCTACGCAATCAGAGCAGATTTGACACCAGAACAATTAACATATTATAAGTTGAAATTCGAATGAAAATATTAGTAACAGGTGGTCTCGGCCTTATCGGACATCATGTAGTTAATAAATTAGAATCATTGGGGCACGATGTTGTCATTACTGACACTCGCACTACCTATGGAATTATCCCACAAGATGAAATTGATTACCTAATGACTGAACGTCTTAAGAAGATTAAGACAGAACAAATATACAATATTGATATAAGCAATGGCGATAGTATTGATTGGTTGATACAAAAGCATCAGCCTGCAATTATTATTCACATGGCTAGCTTCCCTCGTCAGAAAGTTGTTAACGCTAATCCAGCAATGGGTGCAAGAACAATGATGGAAGGATTAATGAATCTATGTGAATCAGCAAAGAGTCACAAAGTATCTAAGTTCTTGTATATTAGTAGTTCAATGGTATATGGTGACTTTACTGACGATGTAGTTGAAGATTATAACTGTAAACCACAAGGTCAGTATGGTATTATGAAATTATCAGGTGAGCATATTGTTAAAGACTACAGCCGTCGCAATTGTTTCAGTCATACTATCATTCGTCCAAGTGCAGTATACGGTCCATTAGATGTTGAGGATCGTGTTATTGCTAAGTTTATGTTAACTGCTATGCGTGATGGCACTCTTAAAGTTAATGGTGCAAGTGAGACACTAGACTTTACATATGTAGAAGATGCGGCAGATGGTATTGTTGCAGCCGCACTAAGTAATAATACTAATAATAAAACATACAATATTACAAAGAGCCATAGTCGTAGTTTGTTAGATGCCGCAAACTTAGCAGTTAAGATTGCTGGCAAAGGCTCTATTGAAGTTAAAGACAAAGACGCAGACTTCCCAAGTCGAGGCGCATTAAACATTGATGCGGCACGTAGAGACTTTGGATATGATCCTAGGGTAGATGTAGAAGAAGGCTTTCAAAAGTATTATGAGTGGCTTAGTAGTTCCCCATTTTGGTCTAGCAAGACAGTATAATAACATCGGTGAAGAGTTGCTTGATGCAACTCACCGTGCCCTTAAAGACGGACAACTTGTGGGTGGACATTATACCCGCTCGTTTGAAGAATGGTTGAAGCATCGTACTAAAACAAAGTATGCTGTTACTGTTCATAGTGGTACACAAGCATTAGAAATTATTGCACGATGGAAAAAGATTAAACATATTGAATCTGGATTACAAGGTAACCCAATCATACATATACCTAATCTAACGTACCCTGCAACATTAAATAGTTTTCTATCTGCGGGTTGGGATGTTAACCTAGTTGATACAGACAAAAATGGTATCTTTGATTTTGATACAAAAATCGATGAGTCTTCCGGCACGTATGATTGTTTAATGGGCTTTGCTGGTCGCAAACCCTGGCCAAGTGCTAGTTATTCAAATGCATTTGGAGTGATAGTTGATGGTGCACAACATTGGTTAGTATCTGATGGTGATGTTGGGTCTGGCATGTCAATCAGTTTTGACCCTACAAAGAATTTACCTAGCTCAGGTAACGGTGGTGCAATTGTAACCAACAATGAACAACTATATCTATATGCAGTAAAATATAAAGATAACAACAAACCCTATTTCCATGATGTTGGGACTAACACAAAGATGAGTGAGCAGGATTGTGCCCAAATATTAGTCAGAGCAAAGTACATTGATGAATGGCAAAAGCGCAGAAGTGAGATAGCAAAGTATTGGTGTGACAAGTTTAGAGAATTACCGTTAACTTGTTTAAGTGATACCAAAGATCCTCATGCACATCAAAAATTTGTAATGTATTTACCTGATCGTAACTCGCTACATACTCATTTATTAACGAATGGTATTGATAGTAAAGTACATTATGAATATGTTATCGGTGACTTACCTACAGCAAAAAGTTTATCAAAGCCAGATATGCTAAGTACAAGTGTGATGTTAAGTCGCGGTGTGATTAGTTTACCTATGTATCCTGAACTTACGGATGTTGAAGTAAACTATATTTCTGAAAAAGTAAAGTTATTTTTTGATAACATTTAGAAATGGCGATGATTTAGTTTCAAAAAATTCACCACCACATACGCATATTCTTTTAGTACAAGTCACTGGAGTAGTAATTGGATTAAAATCATCATAAATTGATGACACATTGCCTCCTACTCCACATCTACCCCGTTGTATTTTATCAACAAGAATGACTAAACGTTCTATTCCAATATCACATTTCCATCCTAGAAATTTATTTTGACCTCTAACAAGAATTTCTTGCGGGTCATACAATTTTTCAACTGAACCATCATCATAAAATAAATTTCCATAATGCTCAAAATTATTAATTTTAGATTTTTTCTTTTTTGTACTTGATAATTTTCCATCTTTTATTCTTGATTGTTGTAATATCTCGGTTTGGTCATCATCATAATTATTAAGAATAGGTCCGTGTATCTTTTTTAGATGACATGGGATGCCCACTTTTTCTGCAACATAGTTGAATTTTTTTAAATTATCTTCAAAATCTATGTCTGTGCATGTAAAAAATATTAATCCATCTATCTCGGTGTCATGGATAGTATTCACTATTTCTACAAACTTATCAACATCTTTAACTTGAGAATTATGGAATGTAAAATAAATGTTATCTATAACTGGAACTTTAAGAAATTCGTCCCACCAACGCAGTGTTCTACTACCATTTGTGAACATTGAAATGTAATGGTTTTCATTTTTTTGTTTTATGTAGGCAAATAACTCATGTAAATGAGGATACAACGTAGGTTCTCCTCCAGTAAAATTAAATAGAATTTTCTCACCGGCATATAATTCACATAATTTATCCACTACATTTTTGTTAATCTGAATGTCAATAAATGGTGAAGAACCATCTTTTTCTGCAGGATAACAATAGTCGCAATTGTAATTACAAACATTACTTAATTTCCAAGCAATTCTTTTAAAAGGTTCTGGTTTGACTTCTTCAATTTTTATCAGTATTTTAGACATAAAGTATTTAGTTTAACAACTCAGAATGATAAATAACGTTATGTGGATACTATCAATACTACCAGAAGCCGCAATACATATAATCTTTGGATTAGGTATTTTGGGCACAATAGCAGGATTCGTCCTAGGATTCATTCCCTTCATCAAAACATATAAACTAGCAATACAAATTATCAGTATTCTTGTCTTAGTCTTAGGTGTTTATCTTGAGGGCGGTTTAGCCGACTACAAAGAGTGGGAACTCAGAGTCAAAGAAATGGAAGCTAAAGTCGCACAAGCTGAAGCACAATCTGCTAATAAAAATGTAGAGATACAGGAAAAAGTTGTAGAAAACACTAAAGTGATCCGTGAAAGGGGTCGTGATATTATCAAGTATGTTGATAGATGGAATACAAAAGAAATAGTTAAAGAAGTAGAAGGACCTGAAAGAATTAGGAGAGAAGAAGTAATCAAGTATATTGAAAACTGCCCTGTACCTAAAGAAATGATAAACATACATAATCAGGCAGCAGAATTAAATAAGGCAGCGGAGACAAAGAAATGAGATATCTCTTAATTGCTCTATTATTAGCTGGATGCTCCACTACAGTTCCTGTTACTCAAAAGTTTCCTAATGCTACTCCTGAACTAATGAAGAAGTGTGAAGACCTCAAAAAGATTGAGGGTGACAAGGTAGCTATTACTGAAATGATGAAAGTCGTTGTTCACAACTATTCATTGTATTGGGAATGTAGTGCTAAAGTAGATGGATGGCAAGATTGGTATAACGCACAAAAGAAGATTTATGATGGTATCGCAAAATAATAGTATATTATTAGCACTATGCTTATTGTTGACGGGATGTGCTAGCACAGACCATTATAGCACTTATGTAGAAGCGCAAAAGTCACTAAGTAGAGATGCTACAGTAGCAGAAGCCGCACGTATTGCAGCCTTAACCGAAATGGTTAAGAGTTCAGACAATGAAGTAAAGATACAGGCTATCAGAGCATTACAAGAAATCCAACGCAGTAAGCGTCAAGTTATCATACAGCAACCCAAAGGTCTGTTTGGTAACTGATAAATACTATATAGGCTAGGATTTACAAATGACACAAGAAATTATCAATATTGGCGCGGCGCCTAATGATGGCGAAGGTGATCCGTTACGAACGGCTTTCCAGAAGATTAATAATAACTTTACGCAATTATATAGCACTGGTGTATTTACATATGATGCATACTCATTTGGGGATACTGCTGGTCAAGTCATATTTGAAACTCCTGCTAACTTATTTACACAAGGTAATTTTCAAATTAATTCAAATAATCCAGACACCGATGATAGTCAAAACATTACATTAACTGTTAGTATTTCTAATGATATTACTGATGTTAAATGGTCAGGACATAGTACGTTATTTTTCAATGGCCCAGTTACTAGATATAATGTAGATTTAGTAAGTGGAAACGTTCGTATATTAGTAAATCCTTTAGTAGATGAGACTCTATATCATTTTATTTCCGCACAAATTTCGTTCAACAATAATGTTCCTGGTATGGAACTTGCACTTGAGGGATTATCAGATGATATATTAGGTACAGAAAATCTAATTCCTATAACAACAGAACAATCGGCATGAGAGCAAAAGAATTTATTATTGAAACTTCATTGAGTAAAGTTCATGATGGTTTGGAAGTAGCATCTGTGTCTCTTCCGAACACATATGTTATTCCAGATTTAAAAAACAATGACTTCTATGAGTTATATCGTTTCGGTGTAGCAATTGCCGCAGTAAGAGGTGAAAGCGGAAATGATGATGTTCAAAATAATTATAAACCCGAGTTTAGAGCAGAAACTAGTTGGGGAGAACAACAAGTAGTTTCTTCAGAGTTTGATAGAGACATTGGTAAAACTATTGACCAAGCATTAAAGAAGGTTGGAAAATCCGGCAAGAAATCAGTAAGTGCATTCGGAAGTAATGAGATGGATGATACATTAACTCAGTCACCGATTAAAGGATTCAAAGGATATAAAAGATGAGAGCAAATGAATTTATATCCGAATCTAAGATGGGTAAAATATCCGACCACCAACAACAATCAACTCGTGGCTTAAATATTTTTTCAAAAAAGATAGACAGCTATGATAGACAATATGATTTAAATCGTTTAATGATGGCTGTCGCAAGTAGTGATGGAATAAACCCAATCGAAATGCCTGCAGAAAGTTGGATAGGCAAACACAACTCTGCACATCCTTATACCAAAGAAGAACAAGATATGCTTAAATTAGCATATAAAGCAGCCGGCTTAGAGTATATAGATTTAAATAGTGGTGATTTAGATAGTGAAGAACTAGAAAACACTAATACTCAAAGTATCGTAAAGCCTTTTAAAGGTTACAAAAGAAAATAATTTAATACATATCAATCTGAATAAGTAATTATATCAAATTACAGGATTCAGAATGATTGATATTAATAACACGCTTGACCTAGTCAAATTAAAATTCTACAACGAATGGTTATATACTGCCCACA